GGGCGCTGTAAGTGTTCGACATTTGAGGCCGGGGGAGGTTTTGACGTGTAACTAATTGGAAGTCAATGAATAACGACGCGAAGTCAATCATGAACATGGCCTTGAGAGGCGTTCAACCCCCGACGAACAACGCGGAAGAACCGGTTTCCAAACGAAAGAAGAAGGAACGCCCGAAGGTTGTCCCGGCTTGCAAGTTGACACGCAAGGAACGGGCGTACTTCAACGCCGTGTGTTCGTTCTTAGAAGAACGCGGATTGTTGGAAACCGTGGATTCCTTGTTGCTTTCGATGCTGGCCAAGAACGTCGCCCTATGGCGTGACATCGCCGAACGCGTGACGTCGGCCGACGACCTGATTCAAGAATTCGAGAACGGCACAACGAACGTTTCCGCGATGCAATCGGCCAAGGACAAAGCCGAAAACGCGATTCTAAAAATCGCGTCCCGGCTTGGCTTGTCACCGATGGACCGGGCGAAACTTTTCGGCGCTTCGGCTCAAGTCGAGAACACCAAAAACAAACAAAACGAGGGTGACGAACTTGACAGCTTCTTGGACGCCTGAACATTGGGCGACCTACGTCGCCGACGTTTTGGAGGGCCGGCAAGTTGTCGGGCATTACGTCCGCCGGGCGGTCGAATGTTTTGTCGACGACCTTTCGCGAGAGGATTTCGAGTGGACGTTCGACCCGGTGGAGGCGCGAAGGTGGATTGACTTCATCGGCAAGTTTTGCAAACACACGCGGGGCGAATGGGCCGGCCGTCCTTTCTTGCTTTCGCCATGGCAACAATTTTTCGTCGCCCAACTGTTCGGCTGGCGCAATGCCGACGGCGTCCGACGGTACCGCACGGCCTACCTTTACGTCGCGCGCAAGTCAGGGAAAACCCAACTTGCGTCCGCGATTGCCATCGCTCAAATGGTCCTCGACAACGATTCGGCCGGGGAGTTTGTCTTTTGCGCAACGAAGCGCGACCAAGCCCGAATCGGCTTTGACGAAGTGCGTCGCATGATTGAGGCGAACCCAACTTTGCGCCGTCGTTTTCGCGTCCGTCGTCACGACATTTTGGCCCCTCGTGACGGCGTTTGCAAACCGTTGTCGAGCGATTCAAACACGATGGACGGCCTTTCTTTGAACCTTGGAATCGTTGACGAACTCCATGGGATGCGCGACGGCGGAATTTTGCGCGTCGTCAAGTCGTCGCAGGGCGCCCGTAAAAACCCGTTGACGCTGGCCATCACGACGGCCGGGTTCAACCTTGACGGCCCGGCGTTCCAAATTATGAAGACGGCCAAGGCCATTTTGGACGGCGACAAGTCCGACCCGCGAACGCTTGCCCTTTTGTACGAACTCGACGACGGGGACGATTGGAAAAACCCGGCCGTATGGATTAAGGCCAACCCCGGCTTGGGTGAATCCATCGGAGAACAATTCTTGTCGAGTCAATGCAAGCAAGCGCAAAACCACGGCGGGCGCGCGGTGGTGGAATTTCAGACCAAGCATTGCAACCAATTCGTGAGCCAACAAAGTCGATGGATTGACCGCGACGTATGGCGTGGCAACGAGTCCGACGTGAAGCCGGAGTTGGGCGCGGTGTGTTTTGCCGGCCTTGACTTGGCGTCGGTGTCGGACATCAGCGCGCTGGCGTTGCTTTTCCCACAGGCTTCCGGCGACTTCATTTTGCGCGTTCACTACTTTGTTCCGGAACGGGCGATTGAACGGAAACTTGAACTTGACGAATCGTCGTTGTATGGACGCATTGAAGAATTCGAGAACGTCCACGTTACGCCGGGAAACGTCACCGATTACGACTTCATCCGTCGGTTCATCACAGGCCAACACGTCGGCGAAGATGGCAAAGTTTTGTTCGACCGCGAGTGCATCGCGACGAAGTTCACGTTGCGTTCGCTTGCCTTTGACCGGTACAATTCGAGTCAATTGATAACCGACCTAGTCAACGACGGCGTCGTTTGCGCGCCGTTCGGACAAGGCTTCGTGTCGATGTCAGCACCGACCAAGCAATTCGAACGCGTGGTGTTAGATGGCGCGATGTTGCACAAACACGACCCCGTGTTGGATTGGATGTTGGACAATGTCGCGTTGGCCTTCGACCCGGCCGGGAACATGAAGGTGACAAAGCAGAAAAGCGGTGGCAAGGTCGACGGCATTGTTTCGGCAATCATGGCCCTCGGTGAATTCATGACGTTCGACGACGACGACACGCGCCCGGAGTTGCCCGACGACGTTTCAATTCGTGTACTTTGACGGACCGCGAAAAACTAGAAATCGCCCGTCGCATTTACACGCGCGACGGCTTCTTTGCGGAATACAAGCGCCGATTGAACGGCACCGACACAGCGTCGGAGACCTACTACCAATTGGAAATGATTCATGACGACATATTCGGCGTCTTCAAATTCCCGACGTTGAACGCGTTCTTCGTGTGGATTTCCAAACGAAGGCCGAAAAAATCATGAAAATTTTTCGAGCCTGCAACCCGCACCGTTGCTAGGTTTCGGCGCTTCAAGTCAAAGTTTCTCGAATTTTTTTTGCCCAAAAGTTTGGAGGTGTGGAAAGTGTGCGTATCTTTGAGACATCAAACAAACACAAAAACACACAGTCATGAACAACCTCCCAACACAACTGCAAGGATTCGAAGAGCAGGTTTCAAACCTTATGGTTTACATCCAAGTCAAAGGACTCACCTTCGAAACCGAGTCACACTTGCAGGACATCATGAAGCAATGGCTGAACGATGGAATGAAGCTAACCAGCAAGCTCGAAACCCCTCAAGGTATGGAGTTCATGTACCGAATGACTATAGAGAATATCTAAACAAAAAACGGGAGGGGGCAACCCCTCCCAAAAACACACATGTCACATCCAAACAAAATCCGTCTTTCAAAGGTGTATCAATACGGCGAAGCGTGTTTCATGGGACGTTCTGACGGCCGAATTGAAATCACCTTTCGCGGAACGTGTCGCAAACGTGCAATGATTTCAAACGCGGACCACAACCGCAAATGGGATTTGGCTGACACCATCACCGAAGCGTTTGCAATTGCTCAAACCATGTCCGACCGCCACGCGTGGAAAGGTGAGGCGATTCCAAATTGGGAAACGTTGAACAAGTAATTCCATCTAAACAAACAAATGAACACACACAAACCAACCCCCGTCCAGCCTCACGGCGATTGCCTACCGTTGACGCCTTCCGTCCGTTCGGAAATGTCCCTTCGACATCACGAACAGGTGTGGACAATCTACCGGTCGTTCCGTCGGCCAATGGCGAATGAAGACCTTGCGCGCCTCGTTGTTTGTTGGAACGAAATTGTAACCAAATACGCAAAGCGATGAACCAAGAATTGAATTGGACGAAAAGAAAGATTCTTGTCGGCCCGCCATCGCGTCGAAGGACGTCGGTCGTTTGGCAATGCGAACACGAGGGCGCGGTGTGGACTATTAAGGAAACACCGCGAGACGTGAACGGTTGCAAGTCGTTCGCCGTTGACCGATATTTGTCAGGAATGCGAACGCGGTTTGCCCTCATGCCGTCGTTGAAGTCGGCGGGCGATGCCGTTGTTCGGTTCGTGAACGACCCGTGAAGGGGACAACTTTTTTTCATTTATAGGGCTGGCGGGTTGTAGTGTGTCCCGCCGTTTGATATGTGGCAAAGGCCCGGCCAAGGACGACCCCAAAACGTTGGGGTCGTTTTTTTTTGAAAAAAGTTGCGGAAAAGTTTGGTCGTGTGGATTTCGTGCATATCTTTACACCATCAAACAAACACAAAAACACACAGTCATGAAAACTCCAACCACAAAAGTCAGCTTCGAAAGCAACGGTCTCAAGTTCAAGAACGTCACAGTCGTCGCAAACAGTCAAACGGGCGCCCCCTTGTACACCACAATGCGCGGTGTCGGCCAAGTTGTTCGCCAATATATGAAGCAAAAATTCACCGGCGTTCCCTTTCAGATGTCAACGGATTCGTATTCAATGGGCGATTCGGTTCGTCTTTACTTGAACCCTGCAAAGGTTGACAACGCAACACGCGACGCCATCGCCGACGAAATGCAAGCCGTTTTTCAGTACGGCAACTTTAACGGCATGGAAGATATTTACGAGTTCAAAGGCGGGAACGGTTTCGTCCGTGACGCTCAAAACGGCATTGAGTTTTCGACAAAGTTCTTCTTTGTTGAATACCGTCCAAAGTTTGGAACCAAAGAATACGACGCGTGGCAATCGGCCCAAGCGTAATTCAACGCGGGGGCATCGCGCCCCCGCTTCAATTATTTTCAAGGTTCAACGGCACAACGGCCTGACTTCCATAC